CTATGTTCCTTCCCCCATTCCCTCCTTAGTTTCCTAGTTTCCTCCCCTTACGCAGGAAACAGGAAACTTTCGCTAGCCAATGACTGTAGGTATGCTATATTGGGGAAATGAATTTACAAGAGCTAATAGAGTTCGCACAGCAGATGCAAAGATTGCATGGCGACTTAGAAGTGTTTTTTAAAATGAGTTCGGATAGGTTTGTATCTATAGAAGAATTCGCCGTCTACACTGATCCAACAGACAACACAAATATCTTCGTATTGCAATCAGATATAATTGAACGTAGCCATTTGAAAGTTATTAAATAAGCCCCATATTAATTACTATAACGCCATCTAAAGGCATGCAACGCCATATATTAATCTTGTCCACCTGATTGTCATCCACGTATATCTTCGCATGCTGTAAGGCATCTAGAATCGGTTTTAAGATATTATCTAAATCCCTCCTACGCTTGTCAGGCGGATAGGCTTCAATCAATAAAGCTACCCGATCCCCACTCTCAAACATTCCCCTATTCCTATAAGCAAGAGAAATAACTTCATCCCTATAGTCAATGCCTTTCTGGGTAATGAAATATCTTCCACCGTTTCTACGCCAATAGGTATTAATGCTTGGAGGCCAAGAAGTTTTAATGGTTAGAGTTTTGTTATCAGGCATTAGGGGATGACTTCCTTAGCGGCTGGGGGCTGAGTGCCTTCGATCTCTGCTGCGAGCTTTGAGAAGTTTACATCAATGCCTTCAGCGTGGAGGATTGTTTCGGCAGCTCTTTCGATCGGAACTTCGGTGGTTCCATATTTAATTATACAGAGACCGCCGATAACGAAACATAGAAGTATGAGTACCATTATCAGCGGCTCAAACATTCCCAGAACTTTCCTTGTTCTCATGAATTATCCATCCCTGTATATCTTGGGCTGCTCTTACAAACGCTTCTACGCTTGCTGCCCCTTCACTTGTATTGTAATACTTTTTGTAATGGTTGGCTTGAGCTTCCACATCTTTATAGGATGGAATAGGTTCATGAATCATGTAGTACTTTGTCCTGGCTATGAGGCAGTTCAAAGACATATCGCTTATAACAGTGATTGGATTGTTCGGAAGGTTGACACGCTCTGTATAAGAAACAATGGCGTTATATAAGGCATGAGCGTTAGTTTGTAGATATCTTCTAACGTCTTCATAGGTTGCCCATTCTACTTGGAAAAATCCTAGAGCTGGCCCTTCAGGTAATTGCTTGAGGTGTGTGAGTTTAGATTCAACCATGGCGGTACATACCATTAGGTACATAGCATCCAGTGAATACATGCCACAAGCCTTTAGAGCTGGCTCTAGTATTAAATTCACAAATTGATGTGGATTTATCAATTAGCGCATCTTGCTGGCTTTGCCAGATTGAATCTTCTTCTCAGTGGCTTTTACGCCAGCTTTAGATTCAGCCTTGCGACCTTCTTTTTGAACTGCGGCACGTTCTTTAACGCCACGTCTGCCGTTCTTCTCATCACCTTTTCCGCCGCGTGGTGACTTCATCTCTTTAGAGTTATCAGTTTTCATTACTTGCTCCGTTTAGGTTTAACTTTTTCTGGCAGCTTTTTTCCTTTCGGAGTTTCCTTCTGCCATCTCTCAGCCATAGCCGGATGGTTTGCGTACATCCACCGTCTTTGATCTTCACTAACAAATGGCATATCAATTACTCCTTGTCAAGCATCGCATGCGCTTTAGCTCGAACACGGTTAGCCTCAGAGACAGATATATGCCCATTCTCCAATGATTGCGTAACTCTGCCCAAAGCATTACGAGCATGCGCCTTGTCCTCGATTGGATACTTCCTCTCTCTTGGTAATGCGAAATCACTCTTAGGTAAACTCTCGCGCTCTCCATAAGTAAGCTTAGACATTTTAGGCCTCCATATCTTCAGTAAATCTTGACTCTCTTGGCTTATCCTCTTTTGCAAGCCGTTCGTTCATGGCACGTTCACGGGTAGCACTAGGGATGGCATAGTTAGTTCTGCCAGGCTTAGCTAGCCCCATCTTTGGCTCTTGGCTCTTAACCCGAAGCCCATCAATAGATTCAACCGCTCTGCGATTATCTTCCTGATGAACTGGGTAGCCAGAACTATTAGGACGTGCGCCATTGTTTTTAGGTTTACTGTCTTTGTACATATCTTCTTTCATGATAACTCCTTAACCTGTAATGCTATTCAAATAAAAATTACCGGAAGTAATAACGCCGGTATCCACATAGAATTGTAGTGCATTTACATTAGCCATCGTATAGAAGCCGCTTCCAGAGAATGTAAAGTAATATGTAGTAAATGCTAATCCAGTATAGGTGAGCGCAGAGTAACCGCTATCGGGAGAGAATAATTTAATATTGAAAAATGCTGGACTACTGCTTGGTGCGTTCTCATTGATGAATAGTTGAATGAATGAAACATTGGTGCCACCGGTTCCGCTTACTGAGGCTGAGCCAATGAAAGGTTGATCTATAAACCCCCATCCATAATTATTACCGCTATCATATGACACGCCATTGTTAGTAGAAAATCTAACCTTCAATGAAGCATTAGTGCTTAATACAAGATTATCAATAAAGATATCATAAGATGAATTAACGGATGATAAATTTACAAAAGAAATATTAGCACTGCTGGACGCTACTTGCTTTTGAACAAGGTTATAGCTGCCACCACTTGATCCACCGCCAGTTGTAAAGCTTGAGGTATCGCTCATGTTATTCCCACCTTTGCTTCTAATGCTTTGATTCTATCCTCGATTGATACAACTGCTTTCTTTGCCTCAATCTCTAAAGCTTGTCTTGCTTCATTGGCTGCCCACCTTGCCAGCTCTTGTGCTTCTTCTTCCGCAGTTAATTCTATTTGCTTAACTACCGGCGAATGTTCTGCTATTGGCAATAAAAGATTAGCAGCTTTTACAGCGCAGTCATAAACCAAATTGTGTAATGCCATAATATTATCCTGCTGTTATTCCAAATACATCTATAATGCCAGAAGCTATCGTGCTGGTATTCATAAAGAATTTAATCTTTGTGAAAGTTGCTGCTGGTTGAAACCATGCGCCATTGGCGGCGATGACTTGTGATCCAGTAGCACCATAGTTCCATTCAAGATTCATTGAAGCACACGCTGGATTGCTAGAACCATTCGGCCCAGAGATTAGCATCTGTCCATTCAACCCACCATTTGTCGATGTACTTGAAAGCCCCCATGAACCGCCAGAATTAGTTAGTGTTGCTTGCGTATCGCTTGTACTATTAGAATTTTCAATCGTACCACCAACCCAACAGTTACTAGCCCATTGGTAATTGGTTGCAACATAACCTCCAGCCGTAGCGACTTGGCACTGTAAATATGCTTGGTTAGTCGTAGGCACTATCTGCCTAAATAAAAATAGATACTGGTAATATGTAGAGCTAAAAAGACTAGCAAATTCAAGGGATGAACTAGCACTAGCAGTTAATGTGGCTAAAGCTACAACAGCACCTCCTCCACCCCCACTTCCGTTACTTGCAGCCGTAATTAAACCAGCTGCGTTAACAGTTAGATTAGTGTTGGTATAACTACCGGCACTCACACCCGTAGGATTGGCAGTGTTTGTGGCGTTATTGTATGTAGTCATATTTCACCTTATGCGTAAGCAATATTACCCTGTGTAGCATATGCAGTAAATGTAGTATTAGCTGTCACACATCGAATTGTTACACAGTCAAATTGGTTTGAAGATGTAAGCGTTCCAGATGTTGTAGTACAGGTTGCAGTTCCGAAATGGATTGTCTGGCCTGATGCTTCAGCTACTTGCCAACCACCTGAACCAGCTAGCCCACCAATGATTGTGTATTCATCGCCTACCGCCGCAGTTGCAGGGAGTGTGAATACTGTTTGGCCGCCAGTGTAATTATTTACATACACGTTACCGGCAGCAAGGGTTGCAGTTGAAGTTGTTTGATTTACAACCGTACCACTCCCACCGCTGGATGCTGCGGTAATTTGACCGGCGGCATTAACGGTAATGTTAGCATTTGTATAAGAACCAGCAGAGACTCCAGAAGGTATGGAGGTATTCGTACTGTTATTGTAAGTGGTCATTTAAGGTCTCCTTTAAGCGTAACTCAAGTTTCCGAAATCTCCGAGGACGATCCAATTCGTATTTGTTGCAGTACATAATAATCTTATGCAATCACCGGTGTTGGAGGATGCTAGTGATCCAGTTGCGCCAAGGCTGGTTGCAACTTTACCAAACTGAATTTGTTGGCCAGCATTTTGAATAATGCTCCAGCTATTATTATATCCTGCAATTTCCATTATATCGCCAATAGCCGCAGTTGTTGGTAATGTGAAAGCAACACTGCCACCATTAACAATATAGTTAACACCGCTAACCATTTGCGTTGCACTAGATACTGTTTGCCATGAGCCTGTCACTGGGCTTGGTTGCGGAATTACCTTACCACGCCAATTAAAGAAGTAACCCATTGTAGTGGTAAGTGCATTGAATAATGGTTTCTCCACTGAGCCTGGCGTGGTAGGAGCGGTCGCTGTGAGCGCACCGGCTACGGCATCACTTAAGAAATTAATTCCAGGTGTTAGCGGATTTGTTGGATTTACGAGGCCTTCTGTGGTTAGGATAAATGAATTGACATTGATAACATTTGTAACCATACCAACTGCTTCGGCGGTTGCTAGAGTATTTGCTTGTGCTAATGCCCAGGCTGAGCCAGTCCAGTAGAGGATTTGATCTAAAGTGAATCCATGCGCCACCTGATTAACAGTAGTGGTTGTTGCGCTACCATTGCCACCACCACCAGAACCATTAGATGCAACTGTGATTCTACCATAAGCATCAACTGTTATATTGGCATTAGTATAGCTGCCAGGAGTTAATCCGCCGATCGCCGGTAAATCGACACCAATAATACCCGTTGAAGTTACTGGGTTGGTTCCACTTAAAGCAAGAGTAGATGTAGTTAGGCCAACAGAAGTTACACTGCCTCCTCCTCCACCACCTGAAGGAATTGGAACTGCAATGATTGCATCGTTCCCTGCATCTTTTTCCCAGATATAAGTTGGAGGAAGATAAGGGATAATATTATCTGTAATATCGTTAGTATTTAGTGTTTCACTGTTATTGTATTTAATTGACAGATAATTATCACATAACAATCTTTCTTGAATCATCATGATAATACGATTGAAATCTTCATTTAACATTGTTGGATTGAAGTTCAAGGTATTGTATAGGTTCATTCGATCAACCGGAGTCATCCGCGTAATCGTAATGATATCGCCAGCATTAACTACAAATGCAGGATTGAAATTAACTTGAATATAGTAATTACTACCGACGTATATGACGGTGTAGTTAATTGGATCTACAAGCTGTAAGAAATCATTAGCCGGTGTTCCACCAGGTCTGTAATAAACAGTAACATCAGTTGTAGCGTCTGCCGTCCAATTAGTCGAGAATTGTAATTGGTTAGGGGATGCAATGATTTGCGTCCAAGGCAATGTTAAATTAATCGGTATGGCTGGACTGTATGGCATTTTCTAATCCCTATCTACCCATGAGTAATAATCTGCATCTTTGCGAGTCTCAGGTAAATCAGTCTTCTTCAGACCCTCGCGTAATATATAATCTGGTATCAATGAAAGGCTTACTGGCAATACGTTGGCGAGCTTTACGATTCCGGCTTGACTGTATTTTCCATCCATAAACATTTGCCCTACATCAATCACATTCTGCATGTAACCGCCTATTGGCCCACCAGCAACACCTAGGAAGCTTCTGCGTCTAAACTTGTCAGTCTTCCATCTATCAAGAAATGGTGGATCTAATAAAGCCGTTGCAGTATTCAAAAGGTCTACATGATAACCAAGAACACCGCTATCAGATGCGGCTTGCCAGAACCATTGATCCCAAGCCTTCTCATCCTCAACTTCAAATTCCTCACCCTTAGACCATTTCCTAAAAGGTTCAATCCATGCTCCATAGTATAACATCATTCCATAAGCTGCCACTCTAGAACCATCTGGTTGCTGAAATAATGGCAATAGGAATTTGTTAAAGGCGGCATAGTTATAACCGAGGAATTGGGCCGGTAAGCCTAGGATTGGATCTCTAGTCCAAAACGGCTTATCAAATACCCCAGGCTTTAAAATAGATCCGGTAATATCATTCTGAATCGCACGCCTCATCTGACTTTGAAGCCCAGCATCTTCCCATAGCCACCAGTTACTTACATGCCCACCAAAAGCTTTATAACCTTTAGCTCCCTTGTAGGCAGCAATAAACTTGTCAGCATCCGCAGGATTGATACCGTTCATCAATAATCTATCAATGCCAGCCTTATTTAACTTGCCCCTAGAGTGTGCCAACAAATCAGCCATAACTCTAGATTGTGTAATACCAGCAGATATATCCTGTAATGAATTAGTAATAAGATTCGTGCCATTAATCACCGATGAAAAATTAGAACTCTTTTGTAAGAATGTTGACCATGCTCCGCCAACCTCCGATACAGTACCTTCGTAAAGAGAATTGCTCAAGCGTTGCATGCCCATCTCAAGCCCTACACGTGCATGCGTTGCACCTTCTCTAAATTCTGCTCTAGCTGTATCAGAACCAATCCTTCTAAACAATGGCAATAAACCACCAGTAATCGTAGGCCATAATCCCTGCTTATAAGCCATCGCTATTGCATCAACCCCTTGCAATAAAGGCACACGCTTCAGCATACTAATGGCTGTTAGATTGCGTGCAGCCCTGCCGAACTTAATCCTATCTGGGTGCGCTCCATTGTTGCCAATGAAATAGTTATAGCCATTCTCGATAAGATTTTTATTCTCATTGAATTCTTTTTCAATCTTGTCAATCTTAGCATCTCTTGCTTTAGTTCTAGTTGGAAACTCTGCCTCAATGCGTTCAATGCGCGAAGCCTTTTCAGCGGTTAATTCTTTTACAATATCTGATACACCATTGCGCCAATCAGCTTCAGTGAATACTTGTTTTAAAGCAATCTTCTTGCCAAGATTCTTTGCATACAAATCAACCATTGCTGGCATATTGGTGCTTAGGAATCCATTCTCAAGAAGGGTTAGATCACGAACCATAAAAGTTCTTGCCAAGGTTGGATTGGTTACTGTGCCACCTGATAGAAAGCCCGTCATCTCTTGCGTGATTTGCTCTGGAGTCATAGATAGATAAGCGTTTCTGGCATTGTCAGCATGTTCAGCCATAGCGGTCTCAGACAAGTAGACTGGACGAAACATTGCTTCTGGATCTCTATCTCGAATCTTTGTGAGGTGATCTTCTAAAAGATACCCAGGAATCTCCCTTGACTCAATCTTAGTTAGCAATTCAGACCTAAGCTTACCAAGTTGCGCTCTAGCATTATCTAATTCATTTTGTAATATCTTACGACTCTTGCCTTTAGTATTAGGCAATCTTTCTTCCATGGTGGCGATAAAGGTTTTAAGATTCTGGATTGGATCTTTATATCCCTTAATCAAATTATCCTGATAAGTAAACTCTTGAATCATTGTTCTGCGCCAACCATCAGGATTCCTGATTAATTCAGCCTGATTCATTATGCGTGAAGCATAGCCAACAGATGTTCTTGGAGGCAGTATATCTCCGTTGCCACCATTTAATTCTAACCATTTAGAATAAAGTGGATCAGAAAACTCCTTCCAAATCTTTGCAGCCTCATTGACTTCCTTGATCGGGGATGGCTCACCAGAATAAATAGTCTTTAAAACCTTCGCAAAGAAACTATCTGGACTAGACATTCCACCATCTTGCAGTCCTTTAATCACAGCACGAGCATTGTTAACCACCCCAGGCTTTAAACCCAATGATTGTACATATAAGTCCTGCAAGATAAATCCAGTCTGTCTGCCATGCTTTGTAATATCATCTAGAATTTCTTCAACCGTTACTTCGCGTGGCAATCCACGGGCAATCCTTCCAACCACAATAGATTGATTAGCCATCCGATTAAAGAACTTTCTAGTTACTCCATAAGTTGATGTTAAGCCTTTAAGTAAAGGCGAACCAAAGTAAGGTATTTTATTTATTACGCCAATGAAAGGCGATAGCCCTGAAAGAACTGCACCATTATCAAGGAAGGCTTGTGCTGCCGCTAAATCTGCATCAGATACTATCTGGCCTGGAATCGCTTCAGCTATTAAGCCTTTGTAAACTTTGTTCTCATCGGTATGGATTAGAGTACGGATACCTTTGTAGTTATGATCTACAATTTCACGAGCCTTCCAAATATTTGCAGCCCTAGTTCCCAATCCAATCGCTCGGCCAGCACCATAGAAAGCAAGACCAAAAGCAGTATCACGTAAACCATTAAGAACAGCCTGATCAACTTGAGACTCAAGTTTACCCCCTTCCACGATCGCTTCATGTAAGAAACTCTGTGCTGCAATCTTTGGAGCCGCCTTTAATGTTCCATATACAACATGCCCAAGAACCCCAGCAAGCTCCGGCCCCTTACCTAATGGAAATAGAAATGTTGAAGGTGATAATATCGCACCAGATGCCGCACCCAAGAATGTAGAAAATCCACCACCAGCTGCCAAGCGTTCTTCATGCTCCATCGCATCAAACACACGCTTGCGCCTATATTCTAAATCCTTTGGTGACTGAGCATTTAAAATATAATCCCAGTAGCGTTCATGCGTATCTACAATATTGTCAACGCTTAATGTATTCCAGCCTTCTGGAATAATTTCCTGCGTAATATCCGGCGCATTACTGTCTGGCAAGAACTTATTGATTAACCTGAAACCAGCGGCAAGTTCTTCATGCTCTACAAAATGATTGCCAAAGTTTTCCCAGAATGATGGCTTAGATTTTTTATCCGTTAATTCAAATGGCCCAGGAGATAATGCGTAAGATAATAGATTTACTTCTTTGTCTGGAATATCAAACTTTTCTTCATCCGATTTTTTAACACCGGAGATTAATCTTTCTGTTACTTCGCTAATATATTCCCTGGTAACTTCTTCCATTACTTACCTTCTTCCTGTGGAACTTCAACTCCAATGTTTCCGGAGTTATCTACAATAATCTCAGTACCTTTCTTATCTTTCTCAATGCGCTCATTAGCTTTGCGCTTATGCTCATCAAATTGTTTCTGCATCTCTTTAACGGCTTTGGCATCACCGCTATTAGATGATTCAATATATTTTAAATAGTCTTCTCTGAACTTGGTCTCATTAGGAATATAGAATACTGAACGACCAAGGAGGGCATTGGCTCCAATGAATTCTTCTGGATCTCCCTGCGCCCCCTGCAACATCACATTATAAACCTGCATCCCATTATATGCCGTTAAATCACTAGCATAAATATTTAATGAAAATACTTCAGGCTCACCATGCCGATATACCCTTTCAATCTGCGGCAGCCCTGGTTCCTCATAAGATGCAATCTTAGATTTCAATGCCGTGATATCATATATAGGCTGATGCTTACGCCCAAGCCTAGCCTCAGCTGCTCCTAAGATTAATTCTCTAAATTCATTTGTGCCTTCTAATGCCTTCTTTAAATCTTCCTTAGCTTTATTATATTCTTCAAAGGAAACACTTGAACCTTCTTTAAATACATATTTAAAATCAGACTGGCCAGATTCATAAAGTTTATTAAATTCATTCACTTGAGCTTTTACTTGTTCAGCCATCTGCGAATAAACAAATGGTAATTGTTTTTCAGTGATATTTAATACACGCTCAATAGGTTTAAATAAGAATTGCTCTTTACCGTTAGCCTTTGAAACATCATGCGTTGACATGATTTGCTTAATAGCCTTAGTCTTAGCAGCTTCTATATTGCCAATAGATAAGTAATTGGATTTCAATGCGTTCTTGTAGGCCACACCCAATGCTTCATCATCAACAATAACTTTCTGTGACAACCCTAAGTCAAGCTTAGCTCTGGTTCCCCATGTCTTATTATTCTTTAAGCTTGATGTCTCAAATAATGTCCATTGCTCTTTGCGTCTGTCTTGTTCAGCCTTATCTATATCCAATACAGCTTTAGTTGCAGTCTCGGAGGCTTGGACTATATCTTGACCGCCGGTTCTGGCCTGATCAAACATTGTCAGATAATTTTCAGCGTCGCTGCTTAGACCTTGCAAATTGCCTGGATTTTGCTGGTTAATTGTTTTAATGGCACGAGAGGCCGCATCTCTTGCTTCTGGTGTACCATTAATTGCCATGGCATTTAGTTCGTTGATGTAGGATGTGATCGGAGTTGCAGCACCAGCAGCAGTCAAAGTCTTAGCGGTGAAAGCATCAACTCCAGTCTTATTGGCAATATCTTGCCAGTTAATCTGAAATGCTTTTTCTAAAGCTTTTCTGTCAACATTGGCTAATGCTCCAGCGTTGCCCCAATTATCCAAAACAAACTGTACGTCTTCTTGATTGTCTTTCTTGCGTTGATCAGCTATTGTCTTTTGCGTTAAAAAATTATTAAAGTTGGTCGGTGACATTTCGCGCTGAAAACGTAATATAGTTTCTGCATCTACATCATCTTGGGCAATCCTTAGATTACCTTCAGATACTAATAGCGATTGATTCTTTGCATCGGTTGAATCCTTTAGCTGCACAAGCTGTAATAGATTCTTACCAACATCAACCCATTCAGATGGTGTCATGTCTTCTGGTGGCTTTTTGCCATACTCACTTAAGAATGTATCTAGGTTGCCATTTTTCTGTTCTTCCATGGCTTTAGCAAATTCACGGCCAGTTAAAAATGTTATGCGTGTAGATTTAATTAATGACTCACCATCAAGTTTGGATAACAATCCGCTCTCTACTTGATTTCTAACAGAAGCATTAAAGATTTCTAATTGGGCTTTGGCTGCTTCAATTTCACCAACAGATGCTATATCAAATATTTCACTAGATGCTTGCTGGGCATAAGTTGCAAAGGTATCCTGTAAATCTTCTTTCTGCTCTTTGATTAATCGCGCTTCTAGTTTGCCTTGAGCAAGGATTGCGCTGCTATTTAATTTTGTTCTTAGAACTTCTTGATCAACAAGAGGAGCCTGGGAGACTATCTGTTCAATGCCTTTGTCCATACTAGATCTAAAGTCACCAATTAATTCTGGTGATAATTTATTGGCACTTGATATCGTAGTTAATGAATCGCTTAATAGTTTATCGCCTTGCACGCTCAATGTTTGCAGAGCGGTATTGCGATAGGCAGTTTGAAATGCTTCATCGGTTTTATTTAATGCAGGGAGTAAATCACCAGATGGATCTTTTCCAAACTCAACCCCAGCTCTCTCAGCCCTTGCAACGCTCGCTCTAATGGCAACATCAGAACCAATGGCACTTAAAAAATTACCAGCTTGACCAAGCTCTCTGCCAGCCTGTCCAAAAGGCAATGGCGATGTTGCTGGCTGTAATGTCTCTTGTCTTTTAAATTCTGGTGTTTCTGCCATTACGCTGTACCCTTGTTTATACTGCCGATTGAACCACTAGTCTTGCCAGCTTCAGTCTTTTTAACCCGTTCAAATTCTTTGCCCAATTCACTAAAAGGGATCTGCTGGAATAATCTGCTAGATAAAGATTGTCCAAGTTGAGTTTCACTCGCTGCTTGATGCAATCCCGTTAAAGCACCACCTGCTCTAAGCTGAGCTTCTCTTGATAGCAGGTTCATGCGTCTAATGCGCTCATCAGAATTGAAGTTGCCAACCGATGTATTGCCAATTAAAAAGCCAGTCCCTTGGCCGCTATCTGTGCCTCTAGCTGCGGCGATCGTTCTCTGTGTAGCTAGAATAGCTCGCAAAGCTTTCATGGCATCAAGTGAGGCCATGGCTGATTGAAGTCTTTCTTCTTCTAGGCGAGTATTAAATTGTGCTTGTTCTAACTCAGCCGCAGCCCGTCCAACTTTAATTTGTTGGCCTGTGCCATAGACATCAGCTATCGCTCCAGCTGCTTGCATAGATAGCAAGAAAATTTCCATACTCATATTAAATCTCAATCCTATAAAATAAGCCGATTAGATTAAAATCAAACGGATCACTTTGCGTAATAATACATTGCGGACTTCTAAATTGATTCCATCCCTCCATCAGACTTACTTGCATAATGCCAGTCCGAGGCATAGGTGGATCAAATTGGAAATTATCCAAATACTGTAAACTAATATTCTGGTTATTAACTTTACCACCAATACTGTCAACCAGCATAATATTTACAAAACGAATATGCTTGGCAATCGTAAGGTTGCTAGTATGTGGATCACTCCCCAATGGTATAGCAATCGGTAATGGAACCACCATATATTGTATGGGGAAACCTATCTCAATATTATCTACCTGATACGACTGCCCCATCGCAGTAATGTTTTCAACCCCTCCAATAATAGGGTTGGAATCCCATACCCTACCATCAGCCTTAACCGTCATAGTCTGAGCGTTAAACAAATTCAACCCAGTCGCCGCAGTTAAATTCACACCACTTTGTACCACCGCACAATCTGTATTAACCGCATAGCTCAATTCTTCTAAATTCAAAATGGTAGTCAAAGTATAAGCAATAACAGTACTGCTAATGCCTAAAGCCTCAACTGCAATAGGATTCACATTTGCTATCGCATCCGATTGAGAAGCATAAATCTGAAATGTATTAACATCTAACCCAATAGCATAATAATATGTGGCAGTATTAATCTGTGGGGTAGTTGTCGGTAATTGACTGGCAGTATTAAATAACACAGCAGTTGGCACAGTCAAACTAAAATTAGATGCCGTTGCCGTGAAAGTATTATTCACAGTATTAACCGCAGTAATTGCAATAGGAGTCTGCGCTATAGCTTGCTGACGCTCAACTATAAACCAACATCTACCAAGCACAGAAGATATCACATATCTAAAGTATGACTGGCCATAAGGCTGGGAAGTCTGCGCCCATGTCCAGCCGCCAATATCTTCTGATAGCAATGTTTGATACATGGCAAGTACGCCATTGCGATTGATGATAAATAGATATCTACCGCCAGCTGTGGTGCGATCACGAAACCCAGCCATTGAAATTGGATCTGTAATCAAATGCTCACTTTGCGCCGATATCAAATTAGGCACGTAAGCTGATTGCCCGAACTCCCATAACAATGAATTAACATCACGCCCAGATATAATCATTAACTGGTTATCAATGGTTACCGGCTGCACTACTGTGCTTGGGGTACTATCTTGTAGCGTTAAAGAAAAAGTAGTCGGAGTAATAGGCACAGTTGATAATTGTGGAGTAGAGTAAACGCCAGCATCCGTATGAATAACAAGATTGCGATATGGTGTAATAAAATCAATACTATTATCAACTTCAGAAGTTGGATACCAATCAATCGCCATATCATCGAGCGTTGACGAATCATCGAAGTTATTATATTCATTTACAACGCTGCACCATAATCCATTGGGCAAAGATTCAGTATTGGCAAAGATGGCTCTGTTTTGATACGACCCACAAACATTTGGCCATCCTCTCAAGTCACTCCATGCAGGCTCAGATAATAATGAAATCATACCACTAATAGCACTAGTCGCTGCGAAATCATCAATGATTAAAATATTTGCAACGGTCGTGCTTGATATAGATATAATTCTTGCAACACCACCATCCCCTGCAAATAACCCGCCAATGAACTGATTAGTAAATCCTCCGGTTGCACCCCACGTACCTGAAGCAGTTAATGTAGTAGTTCCGGTAGTTGCTCCTGGAGTGAAAGTAATTGCATCATAACTATCATTGAAGTCATACACTGGAACATTTGAGAATACTATTGGTGCAAATGTCCAAGTATTTTGCGGAACCATTGTACTTGCGCCCAGAGCTGTAAATGTAACCCTATTTATATCTGCCGCTGCATCGGTTGCAGTTCTATAGATTGCTACAGTATTGAGACTTAATCCCCTAGAGAAATATACTCTACCAACTTTTAATTGTGGATTACTTGTTGGAGGTGTGCCAGTAAATTGTACTGGTAATACCAAGCCAACTGTTACAGCAGAGGCTACAATTAATGTATTGGCCGTAAAGCCTGAAATAGTGTTGGCTGAACTTGCAGAGCGAACTAAAGCATATGGGGCTTGGAAGCCGACTGTTATCACTACTTGATTGCGTAGAACTGTTTGGTCTATTAAGGATACATCATTGCCATCAATGTTTGTTCCTGTAACAGTTGCAACCAATCCGCCTTCAAGATAAATATCAATAGCATTATTATAAAATATTAACTGATAAATACATTGATTAGTATATTCAAAAGCCATGGGAAAGATTTGCGTATAATCATTCTGTCCAAGAGTGGCTTCCAGTAATGTACCAAATCTTTTACGTGCGCCACCTTGAGGGATTGGTAAAACATTCTTGGCAACCTTGAGGCCTTTATAATAGATTGGATTTTCTACGCGAGCATACATGGTAGGCGATAATTCGCCTTTAGTGAATAAGTTCTGTGAGTGTAGGTAATCCATTTATTCGCCATTTCCTGCCACATTGAAATTCTCGCCATGCGCTATATTTAACATTGGGAATTGATTGAATTCATAGTTAGGTCTATTCTTCGCATCTAATCCCATTGCAATAGCCATTTGATTGTTACGCTCTTGTTTTAAAGCTTCATAGTAATCGGCCTTCTGTGCATTAGATAATGCCAGGTAGGTTGCAATCTCATATACGAAATAATTAACGAACCACGCAGGAAGCCTGGATATATCAGGGAGAAATATATACTCCATCCAGATCCCAGTATTGCCATTCCAATTAGACAATATCTTATTGTCTGCGTAAATCTCATAAATATAATTCTGCGGATATATTCTAATATTACCCAAATAGCCTGATGGCAATAACCAAAGGCTAGCCCACTTATAAGCAAGCGGTGGATTAAAGTTTTCAATCAATGAAAGCTGAACAATATCGCAAGCAAATCGCCAGGAATTCTTAGCGATAGATGCTGGTAATAACATATCAAATGCTTGCTCAGCAGCAATTACTAAATCATCTACGTTTGGAACGTCTAGCGTAAGTATGGGCTTATGACCAAGTAATGTTATGGCATTTGAAATTATTGATACTTTAGTTATAGCCACTATGCCCCCATAAAGTAGAGGGAGCTTGCGCCCCCTCTATATGATTAGGCCGCAGGCACAATTCTGTACCAACAATCCCAAGTCCAAGTACCATCACCAGTTGTAAACGCACCTGTGGCATTTGACAAGTATACGCCTTGGTTAACAACAGTTGCAGTTGCAGTCACAGCGGTAACACTTGTTAATGCTAAGAAGCTATTAGCAGCGATACCATTGATTGTTGCAGCGGCAACAGTTTGAGATGCTGCAACACCAGCACCGTGAACGGTGTTTTCGTATTGCAATGATACAACACCACCAGCTGCGTATTGAGCAGCTACGAATGTCATATTCAACCAGAACTTATCAATCACGATTGCTTTGTTCGCGCCTGGTGCTGCAACGATTTGAATTGGAGTTGCATACATTCCATTCCATTGTGCGGCAGTGATCGAACCACTCGCATAGTTTACTACAGTTGCAGGAACTCCAAGAGTTGTACCACTGAATGCTAAAGCATTACCTAGAGTGATTTCTTCAACATTGGCTGTACCGCCAGTTGGATTACCAATCAAAGTATCAGCAGATGCAGTTTGAATCTTCGCATATGTTACTGCATTATTAGAAATGTTTGCAGTACCAACGACAGATGTTGCAAAGCCAACAGTTTGAGTAGTAATGGTTGGAGGATTAACAGTGTTGTTAATTGTTGCTACTTGTAACAGCACAGTTGAATCAGAGCCTACGCAGAAAATCAAATCATTTACACATAGCACGTATGTTTGTGTAGTGAAATAGTTTGCTGCTTCAATAGTTGCGACAGCATCAGTTGTACTCATATATGAGAATATCTGAGGAGCCGCAGTATTAGGAGTTACAGTTGTATCTAGACCAGCGTTCATGGCAACAGTCTGTCTAGAGAAGTTGGTTAATAGAAAGGCCATATTATAAATCTCCTGTAGAAGTTACAGCTAATGTACCGCGATCATCAATTACAACTGAACCAGCACTGAATACGCCGTTAGCTAACCAGGAGGTTAATACTGGAACATAGTTCACTTCAGCGCGGAAGTTTGCACCGACACCAAAACCAACAGCCATTTTATGCCAAGCAAGAGCGGTTGTTACGCCACCACTTGAAGGCAATCCACCTTCTGTCATTTGAGGGATGATGACCAAGTTTATACCTAAGTATTCTTTTACGAACCCTCTATCTAACACTCTGTTTTGAGTGAAGAAGGTTGACACGAATTGGTCTGCTGCAAGCAAGCTTCTAAATTGTGCCGCAGTCATTGCAACCCATCTGTCTCCCAAAGGAACACCGTTGTTTTCGAAGAATTCCATTATCTGTGTATAGCCAGTATATGAGAAGGCTGTACCTAACGTGATGGTTTGTCCGACATCGGCATTGATAGCGTTGATTGTTATTTGATCAGATCTACGACCCATAGCTTGTCCGATCGCAATCACAGATTCCATTGTCGCATCAAAGTTCACAGTCAATGCTTCAACATCATCCACAACAACCGGAGTTGTATATTTTTGAAGTTGAGCAGAAGGAACGTAGATACCTGGATTTTGTGGGGTAACTGCCTGAGCATATCCGGTAGGTACAGAGATTACCTGACCCATTTTACGGAACTGAACAGAGCTACCTATGACGTTTTCTTTACGTCTTACGGCATCGCGTAGTAAGAAACCTTCAGAACGGTATTGAATTTTAACGAGCTGATCGTACTCGATCTGGGCCGCTGGACTTAAATTAAACTGTGCCACTATATTTCCCCTAAAAAGAAAATTAAACCAAATGCTTAATCTTTATCTCTTTTGGGCTTGTGGCTAGTGCAGTTGTCCATTAGGGCTGCGGCCAGTGAAGTTCTCCAGCTCAATAAAGGCTTGACTTAAGCGTAGCACTACTAACTAGTTTTTTCAACATATCCATGCGAAGTATCTCTACGTGCCGCATCTTGAAGTCTACGCTTGTAATCATTCCTATATTTTTCATCATTCTGATAATTTCTAAAGTTCTCAGGCTTAGATAATTCTGCTTCCAAGTCTGCAATAGATTCACTGCTTGCGCCATTAGGCTCTGAACCATTCGGTATGTTTGGTGTTGTTGACCCTATCATCTTCGCTCTAACCTCCATCATTGCTTTTACTGCTTTAGCTGATCCCATACTCTCAAATAAAGCTTCTGCCGCCTCAGTACTTAAATTAGCCTTTGCCCAATTATTCAAAGTCTCAATCTGCTTAGCTCCATCTGGCCCAAGCTTTGCCATCTCAGCATCAGCATTGGGAGCCAAACTCTGCCCGTACTTAGTAAAACATTCTAACATCTTTGACATTACTTCTTGCGGTACACGCTTCTCTTTAGCATAGGCTGTCAGCTCTTTAAATGCTTCATGGTTCTTATCAAACACTTCGCCATGTTCACCGAAATCATAATCTTCAACCGGTGCAGTTCCCATCTTCTTTTCTAGTTCCGATAAACTAGTGAGCGCATCTTTCACTGTTTTAAATTTCTGTGGAAACCATTCTGGCCTCTCGCCAGTTGCAGCAACGCCTTCATCAATAAACCAGCTTGGTTGATTGGCCGGTGGATTTTCCGCTGGTGGTGTTGGCTCAACATTCGGATCTACATTTTCCATAACTACTGCCCCTTCAATTCTTCTGCTAGGTGATTCTTGTGCGCGGTTACAACCAACTCAATATTATATAATTGCTTTCTAGCCCCCTCAAGACTTGCCATATGCAAAGCATAATTAGGAGCCGTAGCATCTGCAAACATATTATTTAATTGTTCTTTAGTTTCCTTTAACCATTTCTTGCCGTCATCCGATGTAAATAGTTTAAATGTTAATGCTTGATATTTGAAATGCTTGTTATCAAAATCTTGTTTAAAAGATTCATTATACTCTTGAAAGTAATCATCTGGTTGCGGATGAAATTCATCATAGACATATTTATCTTCAGACATCTATTATTGCAATGCTCCAGGTGGTTGCCCTTGTGTGGCGGCAGCTGCTTGCATAGCATTTTGCTTGTCTTTTAATTGCTGAGCGATTGCTTTCATCTCAGGCTGCGTATTAATTAAACGCATATCCATCTGTAACCATTCTGCAATTATCCATGGAGCTTGTTCTGCATTAACTAATAGCTGTGCTACGTCTGGCCCCATCACGCCTTGAATGACTTGGATGTATTGGGTAAAGATAGATAAGTCTTGTTGGCCTCTAGCAAATGCTAATGGTGAACGGTATTGGAAACTTATATCTGCGCCATTTAATTGAGGCTTTGCAACAAGGCCAAGCTTATCAAGATGGTGCATTGTTACTTCAAGGATTGGCCATAAGAATTCTTGTTGAAGCCGTGTAAAGAGTGGGCCGATCTTCTCAGCCAATGCTTGTTGTCTAATGACAAGTTCAGTAGCAGTTCTAGGTGGTGCATCGACTGGGCCGAGCGGATCTGCAAACATCAAATTATTAATCTGCGCCCTTAAATCTGCCAACGTAACTTGACCAAATGCCGGATTGCTAGAATCAGGAAGTGGTATCAAAGGCACTTGACCATTAGTTCCTATTGGAGCAATAGGTATAACAGCCATTGGACGTAGACGGAAAGTATGAGGATTGAACACGTTATCAGAAAAGCCCATATAAGGCCTAAAAACATTGAGGTTCGCACTGGCGAATTCAATCTTAGCCATTTCATTTGCACGCATGATCGCAGGGAGCGCGAACATGACTGGCCCTCTCCCCCACCATTCGTTATTTGTTTTTTGGAAACGCCAAACAATACCAGGATTGATTTCCAATTCTTTTTCAAATAATGGTTTACCGCCTTGGATTCCGCTACCTTGAGCAGCACCATTACCTGTGCCACCACCAGGGGAATTATACAAAGAATAACGGTAAGGGTATTTCTCTCCATAATGATACGTGACACCTTCTACTAATCTTGTAGTAGCGTTTGGCCCTTGTACTATAGATTGTCGCAAGTCATCATTGATTACGGCTTCTGGCCATCTTAAATTAATTTCATCAACGCGAACTTGTTTCCAGGTTCTAAACCATGAACGGACTTTTCCGTCTATTGATTCTTCAATGGCTAGTTGATCTACAGGAATTGAAGTATAGAGTAATGGATTTTTAAAATCGGCCTGAGCATTGCACACAAGGCAAGATGTACCGACAGCCAAGTCAAAGTAAGTTTCACCCACTGACACATCAAAATTAGAACGATGAATATACTTAAAGACTTCACGCATATAGTTAGACAATATCTTTTGTGCTTCAGTTCTAGTTTCCTCATCCAAGTTTGGATCTGAATCATTAACCACCAAATAACCCCATTGCACTTGAGGAGGTGTCATCACCGTATGAATCTTTGATACAAATGAATTAGTAGCTTCAACTGCCGTTAAGTCATAAAGTCTGGCATTATTAAATGCACCCTGGTATTCAACATCTCTATAGAATCTATTTCTAAAGGGAACAGCATAATAAAATGATGCTTCTAATATGGATAACCATTGCATGAATCTTGCATGAGCGCGTGAATATCGCGCATTGAATTCCATGCTTCGAGTCATACCGGATGGACTTAAATCTTCACTTGCCATTAGCCTAAACTCTCATTGTTAGATTGAATACCTGGCTCTAGAAATCCACGAGGAGCTTGGAACTTTCTACGCAGTCCACGGGCAAGACCTTCATTAATCTTGGCTCGCTCTTTAGCAAGGGCAGCACTGGTTTTATCTTGTTCGGCACGAAGTCTTTTTTGCATGGCTTCGTTTTCACGGCGTTGATCATCTGCTATTCGCTGACCACGCTTAGCAGCCTTAGATGAATCAATTTGACTTCCGATAGTAGCACCGGCTGCTGCGCCTCCAGCTACCAGAAGACCAAGGGATGCACCGCCGGTAAATGGAGCTGCTGCAATAGCTGCTGCTGTACCTAATGCTGCCCCAAGAAAACCCCACTTTGCCATTTTAATTACCTCACAAGTCTATGTGTACGTAGATTGTCTTTTCTTCCCATTCATCTTTGGGGATGTAATGGTCTACAAATTTAACTAGCCAGGGGAGCTTTATTTTCTTGCGTAGTTGGAGAAGTTGTGATCTGATACTCAAGTTCCCTTTCCTCCATCTTCTTCAATCCCTGCTTCAATTCATTAATCTCATCTTGTAAGTTACATACCTCAAGAGCGCGTAACCCAATATTGATTGATTCCATTATCTGTTTAATTTGTGCAGAAGTAAAATCGCCAGCAGCAGCCTGAATCATAATCTGTTCGTACTGCTGGATAGGCGTATCTTTCGGATTAACAAATAATGAAACCGTGTTACCACTACCAAAGTTCTTTTTATACAGTTGCTGCCAAGACATTACATCGAACTTGTCATCCTCATCTTCGGGTTCCCACTCGGTTCTAATCTTCATCCAAGCAATCTTGCCCACCTCTTTACCAAGCATTACAGCTTCCCTAAACATAGGGCATGTCTGCCATGCAGTAAATCTCTGACGGCTAATGCCAATCTTTAAACAGAACTCTGATATGCCTTCGTTATTACTAAACATATCTATGATTAGTGGACAGTGAATATCAGCATTGTATTGAACATTGCTTTTGATTTGCTCATAGAGAACGTCACCAAGCGTAGTAATCTTTGCAGCCATTAATTTTCCTTAAAGTTAAAGAGCAGGCTAACAGGTTTAAACTGCCCCTGCTCTACACAGGAACCGATACTAATTCATCTGGAAAGGACTCATTAAGTTAACAACCCTGTGCTTCCCCAATATAGCATACCTACAGTCATTGGCTAGCGAAAGTTTCCTGTTTCCTGCGTAAGGGGAGGAAACTAGGAAACTAAGGAGGGAATGGGGGAAGGAACATAGGGGAGAGAGGGGGGTGTGCTGGTGGGATGCAGGAGAGAGTTCTGGCACTCCGGAGATTCCTAAAGCCTAGAAATCCGGTCTTCCCCCTCCCTGCATCTAACGCATCCAACAATCCCTATCGAGTTCTCTACCTTAATAGTCCTTTAGAGCTAATCTTAATAAATATATTTGATATAGTCATTGACAAGTCATTAACTCTATGGGAATATAGATATACGATTTATGAATGAGGTGTGAATATGACGTTAGAAGAATTGATGAGTTATGATTTATATAAGATTATGAAAGACACTATAGCTGATGCTGAGGTATCTCACGGGGGCACTACAGATCAAAACGTAATGACTCTATTCAAACTTAATATGGTTAGAGCTAGAGATGCTACCTATAAGTTCTGGATGGAACAAGCTAAGTTTATAGGGGCTTAACATGACTAAGAAACAAAAAAGAGAGTGGGCAATCAATAAAGCTGTCAGCGTATTAACCTGTGACAATCCCATACCAATGCTAGGGCCAATGCAGAAGCTTGCAGCTAAGCTGGATGCTATGGAGTTAGCAGATATTGGGGTTATTATAGCAAGTGAGTATAGCCCAGAAGGTAACGCTAGATGGCAAGATTTGATGGGGGTTTAGGTGGATGGT